GGTAAATCATCACCCAAAGACAAATCTTTTATATTCCGGTCGATGTTGTTTTCGCATTCGTCAATAGCCCGATTCATGCGCGCCATAATTTGTTTCTTTTTGTCCTCCGCATACATTGCAGCGGAATAAATATCTGATCCGGCGCGTCCTTTCCACTCCCCGGATCTCTTGTCGTATTTTGCGAAAAGAGAAAGTTCCCGTGAAATACGCGCGTTGAACTTACCGGAAAAAACGCCATCTTTGTATTGTACTTTCCCCTCTCGAATTGCTGCAATCAGGTGAGAATATGACGACAGAGAATTTAATTTTACGTCTTTTTTGTCTACGGACTGCACAATCGGTGCATAAAACTGCTGATAAAAGAAATCAAGCATTTTTTTGTATACTGGATTGTAATATTCTGGTTTATTTTCCTGCATGTAAAAATTATCCCTTAACCTTTGCCATTGCGTTAGTGACCATATCTTTTATGCCGTTTTTCATCACCTGTATTTTATTCAGCCCGTTATCCTGCTGCACAGGCATTACGGATTCTGCCCCATTCGGCGGCACAGGATTTTCAATAACCTTTTTCGCAAGCTCCGAACTGATAACTTCCTCTTTTGCCATTTCGTCTGCTATGTCTTTAGCAAAAAACATACCTCTATCATACAAAGATTCAAGGAAATTACCCCGTGATTCTTTTATCTGTGCCGCTTCAAGCTCCGGTGTTTCTTTCAGCTTTGGGAATGAGAATCTGAATTCAGGGCAGTATCCCCACAAATTGTAACAGGCAATTTCTATGCACTGCCTGATAGCAGGTTTCATTTTGAGCTGTATTTCGGACTCGACCATCTGATTGTAATTGTCGAGGTCACTTTCACCTGTAGAAAAACCAGAAGCAGAAAGTCCGAAGAGTTTTGTCATTGGCATACGGAGAGCGGACGCAACGCCTATACGGTTCTCCCGCTTCACATCTGCAAGTCCCGTAAAGGTCATACTCCGTGATTCAAACTGTTCATCAGAATCAAGAACAAGCGCATTGACATAATTTTTCATCTGATTCGCAAGCTGAATCCGTTTTGTAATGGCATCGGACCCGCCGCGTGTGAGCATCCTGTTTGCTAAATCCCTTATGTGGTAAATGTCAATTTTTGATTCGTCGAGGATTTCGTATAACACATCATCAGTTTTGAGATAATTGTTCAGGTCGCGGATCATCCGTTCGCCTTCACTCATTCCCCAGCCGCGCAATTGACGGCGGATATATGACGGCGCGCGCTTGCCGGAACCGATAATAAGGTGTGATCTGTCAAGTTTCTGTCCGTTCAGGTAAAAAATATCCGAGTCCGTCATATCGTCGTATGTGAGATAGTCCGGCTGCTCTGCTCCTGTTATTGACAACTGCCAGCGGTCGACGTCATAAAATTCAATCGGGGCTTTTATAAGTCGGCGTTTATTTATCGGTTTTTCCGGATCCTGATCGCAGTTGATTATGATTGCCGCGCCCCCGTACAGGCGTACCCATGACCAGAAATCTTCTAGGTGTTTCCATACATCATTCTGCTCGAACCAGTCAAGTATTTCGTCGACATCTTCCGGCTGTAACTGTCCTGATTCTATTTTTATTCCCTTTGCAAGTCCATCCTGTATAGGCAGCTGTATAGCTGTCTGAAACAATCCGAGATTTGCGTACATATATGTGAGTATAATTCTATTCAGAGTTAAAAGGCTGTAATTCTGCGAATATGCAACAGTCCCGTAACTGGAAAGTGTACTTCCGCCTGTTGCAAAATTCATTGATGTTGGGTCTATGGCGAGGGATGCAGCTACGTCCGAAAGGGAATTATTTAATTGAGTTCTTGCGTGTTTTCTTCTTGACATGACTAAAATGTACACCACATCACAGACATTTGCAATAATGACTTGACAAAGTGCATTGTAATGTTATAATGTAATACAAGAGGTGATTATATGAAAGCGTATAAAGTTATGAATCCTGACTGGACCTGTCACGGTTTTAAGTATGAGATAGGAAAATCTTATCATTGCGATGGAAAAATAGAACTGTGTTCAAACGGTTTTCACGCATGTGAAAAAGCCGCAAACTGCTTTAATTATTATGATTTTGATTCATCAAATCATGTGTGTGAAGTTGAATTATCTGGGGAAATTATATCTGATGAAGAGGGAAAATCATGTGCAAGCGATATTTTAATTATTAAAGAAATTGCATGGTCAGAGCTTCTTACCGTCGTGAATGAAGGAAAAAACTGTACGGGATTGTGTAACACGGGCGACTGTAACACGGGCAGCAGGAACACGGGCGACTGTAACACGGGCAACTGTAACACGGGCAGCAGGAACACGGGCAACTGGAACACGGGCGACAGGAACACGGGCAACTGTAACACGGGCAACTGGAACACGGGCGACTGTAACACGGGCAACTGTAACACGGGCAGCAGGAACACGGGCAACTGGAACACGGGCGACAGGAACACGGGATTTTTTAATACAGACGAAGAAACTGTAAGAATGTTTAATAAAGATACCGGAAAAAAACGAAATGATATAAATTTTCCTGTGTTTCTTTATTTTGACACAACGCAATGGGTAAGTGATGATACTGCAACAAAAAAGGAAAAAGAACAGCATAAAATGGAAATTGAAACCTGTGGTGGATTTTTGAAAGAACTTGATTACAAAACCGCTTTCAAAAGAGCATGGTCTAATGCAAGTAAAGAGGAAAAAGAGCAGGTAAAATCTTTGCCAAATTTTGACCCTGATATCTTTTTTGAAATATCAGGAATACGTGTCTAAAGGACATCAAGAATAGACAGACTGTGTCTTGACATGCTGAAAAGCATTTCGAGACAGTCTGTTGTATGATCGTCTCCATCCTGCAGTTTTGGCAATGGTTTATCTGTCTTATCACGTGCCCAGCAGACAGTTGAAAATTCCCGTATTGCGTCTGTTCCGCCTTCAACAATATGTATTTTGTACGCCTGTAACTGATTAACTGCCTCTTCCTTGTATCCGGTATGTTTTTCAACACCCTTTATTCCGGCAAGTCCCATGTCGTATAGAGCAGAAATAATATCAGGTCTTGCGGAATCGGCAATAATACTGTCTTCCGGTGTAACTCCTGCATAGCATAACTTGTCATATATCATTTCAGGGTACAAATCAGTCATGTATAAAAGCTGCTTGATCCAGATTTCATGAGTCGATTCCCGTATCCATATGCGGAGCGCTGCTGTCGGGTCATTCGAGAAACCGAAATCAAGTCCAATTCCGGCAGATTCCGGCAGCACTTCGGGAGGAACTTCCGGCACAATGTCCCAGCTTTTATAAACTGCGCCTGTAATTTTTGTAAATTCTCCCAGGGCCCAGAGTTTGTATTTTTCAGGATTTGTTTCTTTATATCCCTCAAGGACTTTTTTTGTCGCTTCCGGACAGAAATAGTTGTCTTTATACCACGTGCGCAGGACAAAAGCGCGCCCTGTCGGCGTATCGAATGTAACAGCCTTTGACAATTCGTGCGGATGCTGTAAAAACCGCCGCTGGAACCAATACATTGACCCGGGGATCTGTGGTACCGGATTGTGAGTCATAAAAATACGTGCCGGATATTTTGACGGGGAAAGTCCGGCGTCAAGCGAATCGAAATCCTCTTCAGTGAATTCATTTGATTCTTCAAGATGAAACATCGTTGCGCCGACAAGCGATTTCAGCTTTTCGGGATTATCACAACCAAAGCCGCGAAAACGGGAGCCGTTGTTAAGTGTTATTTCCATGTTTGTATTATTTACATGGATTCCGATTCCTTTTTCATAAAAAAAGTTGCAATATTGCGCAAAAATAGAATCGCGGCAGGTATCACCTACTTTGCGCATTAGCGGGATAAAGTGTCCCGGTTCCGACTGCGCTGTAACTCCTATCGCCTGACACACGTCGTGAGACTTGGCAGATCGGCGGCCGCCATACACTTCGTAGTAGCGGCAGTCGTCGCGCAGTTTTCCGTGAGAATTAAATAGCTGTCTGTACACCTTGTTGAAAACGACTGCCGGCATAAAATCTATTCAACATCTTCTTTATCTTTTTTGGAATCAGGGTCGGCAAAAGAAATAGTGAAATTCCTGTCGTTTCCATCTTTGTCAGTAACGCCCACTTCCTGTTTGTCGCTCCAACCCTTTATCCTGTTTTTTGACCAGTAAATTTGTGCGGTAACATTTGCAGGTACATGTTCTTTGTAATGCGCAATCTGTATTTCCTGACAAAAATCTCCGGTAGATACAACTAATGGTTTTTCTGCTTCGTAGTCATATCCAAGCGCACGCTGACAAAGTGCGTGCAAGACTTTCTCGTCCGCTTCTGCCTTCCAGTCAAGTAGTTGCGCCTGAAAATCTTTAAATTTGCTTTTCCAGTTTTCAAGTGAGGTTTTTGATATATGCAGTTCGTCGGCCATTTCCTGATCTGTAAGCCCGGCGCGCGCCATATATTTAATTGCTGCCCTTGTCTGTTCGTCAAAAATAGCGTGTTGCCCTTTTTTTCGTCCTGCTTTCTTTTTTACAGGCTTTTTATCGTTTTCCATATGTTACCTCATATTGTGCCGGCCGGGAATTCCGCTTTGTCAACACTGACTGCACTTCTGCACTTTTCCCCGGCTTCTGCATCATGCGCAGTTTTTTATTTCCTTTCGTGATAGTAAAATAGCGCGCCTTTTTGTCGGGAGATGCTTTTCTTTCGTGTATATAATCACCGCCGGGAGCAGCAGTTTTTGAACCGACCGGACCTTTCCCGCCTTTGGTTATTGTGACATCGGAGTTATTTTTCTGTGCTGCGCGCTGGACGCTGTAGGCAATCGCAACGGCCTGTTTTTGCGGTTTTCCTGCTTTTATTTCGGCCTGTATGTTTTTCTGCAGTGCTTCTTCTGATTTATTTCTGTCAAGTGGCATTTCTTTTTATCCTCCTGATAAAGATATACCACAAAAATTATAATTTATACAGCATTAAAAGTAAGTTGATTATATTTTCTGCTATCAAGTTCCTGCTGTACAAACATGTCCTGCTGGCAGCATGGCAATATTTTTTCGTAAAAATCTTTAACATATTGTTTTTTTAGCTCAAAACCATATGCTTTCCTTCCTAGATTTTTTGCGGCAAGTAAAGTAGTCCCGCTTCCGGCGCAGCAATCAATAACAACATCATCAACATCTGTAAAAATGCGGATAAGATTTTCCAGCACGGGAACCGGCTTCTGTGTTTCATGCACTTTTGGCGTAACCGTGTCTTTTATCCAGTCCATGCAATTGAAAATCATTTTGCCATCATTGTTGAATTTCGGTAATTTATCGCGGTAAAAAATAAGCCCATATTCACAGTTTCCAACTACGCGCATATTTGCTTTTAGTACCTGTGCGGAAAAGTTTTTTCTGAATACCAAATTAATATAATGATTGAAACCGTATTTCTGTGCTTCCTGAATCAATTCAAACTGCTGTTCAAAGGCGCAAAATAAAATCATACACGGCGCTTTCCCTGTTTCTTTCGGTTCCTTGATTAATAAGTTACTGCAAAAATGGAAAAACTCTGTAATGCGGAAACCTGCTTTTGAATCTGTATCGAAAAAAGCCTTGTGTGCATATTTCGATTCTCCGTTGTCATTGTCTCCGCCATTGTACCACATCGGGTTACTTCCGTATGCTGAATCGCCTAGCTGATACGGTATGTCAGTCAAAATCAATTGCGCCTTGAGTATGTCGTGTGATTTCCAGTTCTGAAAGCTGTCGTTATATAATGCTATACGTTCCATAATTTATTTGTCTCCAAAAGTTAATTGTTGTATTTCCTGCACCGGAATCAGCTCATGCTGTGCGATATGTGCCTGATATCGCGCCTCGTTGTCGCGGCAATAGTCTGCGTCAATCTCGCAGGATACAAGGTCAAATCCCATGTCATACGCGGCGATGCGGAAACTTCCGCTGCCGGAATGCGTATCAAGCAGCTTGTCGCCGGGATGGGCATAGTGGGATAGACACCATTTATACAAGGCAACAGGCTTTTGTGTGGGGTGGATACGCACTTCATTTTTAGTTTTATCTCCCTGTTGTTTTGTTCCGTCTGCGCTGCACCCTTGTAACATTCCATTCCACATAAAACGGAATTGGCGAACGGAATCAATCATCGAACAGTAGGCAATTTCACAATCAGAAAATGAACTGCTGCCATTTATTTTATCCCATATTATCCTTCCGGAACTTTTACCATCCTGATGATAATAATTCCATCCCCATATAATTTGATTTTTACTGACACGAAATAATTCATCAAAATATTCTTTGTCTGGAATTTTCCAAGATTCAGATTTTTTGTACAAACGCTGAACCCCAATGGGTGATATTTTCCTTCCGAAGTATTCACGTTTTTCAGGGCCGGAAAAATACGGCGGATCGACAATCGCCAAATCAAACTGTTTATCTTTGCACGTTCTCATGTAGTCCGTGCAGTCGCACTGTATCAATTCGTTTATCATTTTGTTTCATCTTCCGCTTTCAACTTTTCAAAACATTCATCGCACAGTGTTGTCATGGTTCCAATTTCGGAAACATGATGAATTTTATCGCCCTTTTTTGTTTTTTTGCCACATACAAAACACGTTCTTTGTCTAACGGTTTGTATTGTCTCATTCGTAAATATTTCTTCGATATGTTTCATACTTCACGCCTCCGGTAGCGGTTGCCATGCAATAGGATCTTGTTCTGAAAAAGGATGCTCCATGTTCATGCCATACCAATTTCCGTTGTATTGCCGGACAATTTCATAGTGATCTTTCCACTGTCC